AAGGCGTTGTGGCAGCAAATGCTGACTCCATCATTGCCTCGACCAGTATCTGGTAGGTTGCTGATGACAGCTCGCCAGTGATCGTGCCTGATGCGGATTTAAGGCCATAGTTTTGACCGCTTGACTGGTGGTCAGAACGAATTTCGTTGCTGCCGTACATGTCGCGGGTTGCGTTGAATATACTGGACGTTCTTCGCAGAACCTGACCAGTTGCAGAGCCAGGTACGCCAAGCCCTGTTTGTTTGCGGATGGTGGTGCGTTTAGCAATCTTCTGAGCAATCGCCATGATGGCTTACCTCACGTTGGAATAAATGATCTGAATCTGATTTTCACCAGCACAGTATAACGGTTCTCTTCGATGCCGGTTGTTTCTATCTCCGGCGTTTCGGTGATGTTTACAGTGACCCCGCCACTGCTAACGGTTGACGCTCTTTCAAAGTTCGTGCGTATAAGCTCTGCTCTGGTCATCGCCGCTGACGATCCTGTGTTCATTGGGTACATCAACTTAACTTGCATGTAGCCCAATTCCTGATGTGACCTGCCGATTTCTGCGTTGTCAGGTCTGGCAAATAACACATGACATATTTGATAAGGCACAGTGGCAGCAGGCGGTTTAAATGGCGCATTCTCAAACGCCGTAGCCAGTGCAGGCGTTATGCCGTTTAATCTAGCCTCAAGTGCTGCGCGAATAGATACTGTACTCATGCTTGTGCTACCGCCTTTGTGAATATTTCTGGCAACTCAAGTTCTATTCTGCCGACAATGCCTTGTGGTGCTTGCCTTGACCAGCCGTTTTCAATTCTTTGTGCATAAGGCACATTATTAGCAATGTAATGCACACCAGCCCTGCCATGTGATGCACTTATTATAGCAGCAAGAGTCTTTTGCCCTGATGGGTCAATGTCATCAATTAAATCAGTCGGTGGCGAGTTAAACCCATAAACCCAGTTTCTTCTAAATTGACCGCCTGCATAGCCTGCTGGTGGCGGGTTAATCCAATAAGACGGATCACCAACTGGCGAATTAAAAATTGCCCTGTTAGCCGCTTCAACAACAACTCGGCGCACAACCTTTTCCATCGTCTTTGGCATTGTCTCTTTGCACCACTTGGACATATCGGAAGCAAAGCTCACGACAGCCTCACATGCAACTCAAACAGCACATCTACGCCTGACGGGTTTGTTGGCTTAATCGAAACAACCGTATATTGCTCACCCTGAATTGTGTAGATGTCAGTCAGTGCCACTGCTGCTGTTGCATCCAGCAATAACTTTCTGTCATTGATTTCCACAAGGTTGCCGCGCACATACTGCTCTGACGTTTTGCCGTAATTGAGCAATGCACCTTTTCTAGTGCTGGTTGATGTTGTCGTTGTTGCAGTACCCGTTGCAGGATCATACGCGCCGACAGTGACAGTCGTTCGCGTAACTGATTGGCCTGCTTGCGTCAGTAGGCTAGTCGATACTGCTTGCAAGGCAACATAATCAAAGCTCATTTTCTGACTACCTGATTGCGAATGTTACCAAGCAACGGAGCAAGCCGACCATCAACAGCAGGGAATCTGCGACCCTGAAAACTGTACTGGTCATATTCGACTTCCAGCACATCAACCTTTTGACGCTTCACAACCTGACCCTGTTCACCGTAGAGAACACCAGTCAGTGTTGCGTAGGCAAGTTCAGCCTGTGCTGCTTTGACTTCTTCTGGCACTTCATTAGATGGGTAATAGAGGAAGCCACCGATCACTTGTGCGCCGTTGCGGGTGATAAACTGGTAATCAGCATACTCTACCCAGTTTCTCGGCCAGTCCAGTGACTGAGTTGTGCTTACTCGTTCGCCTTTAAATCTCATCCGGTACTTTTCAACCAGGTACTCAGCAGCCTTCACCATTGCTGCCTTTTTCTCGCCTACGGTTAAATTACCCCAAGCCTGATTTCCACGTCTGGCATGGTAATCGTTTGCATAGTTAATAGTCGCATAGCTAACAGCATCAGCCTTTGCAGTGCCGTCCTCAACAACAAACCAGTCATCAGGTACAGTTACTGTTTCGGCACTAACAGCAGGAAGTGAGTCGCCGCTGTTGTTTGTAGCAATAACTCTAACTTGTAATTTATAGCCTGTGTCGTTAGCAGTAATGATGTATTGGTTATTTGTTGCGCCTGAAATATCAACGATGTTGTCGTTGACCCGCTGCCATTGAAAAGCAAAGCTCTGTGGTCCAGCAGACCAAGTGCCGGTAGTCGATGTCAGTGTATAACCGACCTCAACTGTGCCGCTGATTACTGGTAAAACGCTGTTGACAGGAACGGCCATCAGATCACCTCAATAGACCCATGCTTGATTTGCAAGCGGTAGTCTGCAAGCCTGCCAGTAAATGTATCGCCAACTTCTTTGCCTTCAACTGGCCTGACAACCACCATCACAACTTGATCACCTGATGGCTGCTCTACCTGTTCAACAACTTCTGCTGCTTTACGCTTTGTCGGTTTTTTCATCAGGCACAATCTCCAGTGATTTATGCTTTATCTGCCGCCGCACTTCAAATTCTGGCAGCGTCAGTATTGTTCCAATAGGCCACTCATTGCCGCGATAACTAAAAAGTGATTTTACCTTAACTTTAACGCAGCCATCTCTTGCAGCACCTAGTATCTCAGGAATTGCAAATTTATCAAAATTCTCTGTGCTTTCGTGCTTTGGGTACATTCCAATCAAAGCCCCAGAGGCAACACGAACCTGACAGCGCACCTCTGGCACAAAGTACCTGTGCATATCTATAATTTTTTTGTCGCCATTGTAGCAATCATACCCTGCCATTATAACAGGATGCGCTCCCATTAGGTACGCCACCCAAACAGCCATCACCCCTGAGTTAAACATGCGCGGATAGCCAGGCCACTTGTGCATCTGGTACTGACCCCAATGCCACGGGGATATTACAGGCGCATCAGAGAACTGCCGTAGAAAATGCCGCATCTCGCGTTTGTTTGCTGTGTGGATGTTGTCCATACATACAATGTAATCAACAGGCCTTAGCTTTGCCCCGTGATTGTTGACGCTGATCCATACATCTGCCTCTATGCCTTCAATGTCAGCTTGCAGGGTCTTCCCGCCACCCATCACGCAGATTCTTTTTCCTGCATGGCGCATGATCAGTTCAGCCAGTGGCGCGGTTGGTTCAAAGTGCATTTTCTATTTCCCAAGGTCTGGGCTTGCCATGAAAGCAGATCACCTGAGCGTCTGCTGGCCTGCCATGACGTTTATAGCTGTAAACCTTTGCTATGCGCTGCCACCGTTCTGCTGTGCTTAGGTGCTGGTTTAAATAGCCTTGGTCACCGAGCGTAATATTCTGACTGATGTGCTTGCCTGTTGCCTGTATCCAATGATCCCAGATTCTGGCTCTTGTTTTTGCAGTAAGATACATCAAGCCGGAACCGATAACATTAGGGTTTCCAAAGTCAGTCAGCACACAGTCGCCTTTTGGTATTTCTGGAATCTCAATGACAGTAGTATCAAGATCAAAATAGAAAATGTCACCTTCAATATCAGGTCTGAACATTTCCATCTTGCACCACCATGACGGCCAGTTGTTTTGCATGGGTATGATAGGCACACCATGCACAAAGACATCAGATATACAGAACAGATCAGGAACCATGCTGGCAAGCCGCCGCACATGTTCTGGTTTAAAGTCGCCGCCTGATTTAAGTACGCAGAGATTCATCAAACACCGCCAGTGTTAGATCACATCCATAGCGCGGGTATTGCACGTTGATAACCTGATACGGTCTTTGGATCATCTCTGCGTATTCTGACAACTCACGATTAAACACAGGCGGGTTGCCTGGCCTTCGCCATTGCCTGCCCATGATCTCGCCAATCACTATTCGATTGTACTTTTTCGCCAAGCCGATCACGTTTTCAATTTCGTAGTCAGGCACATGTAGCAAGACAGTGTACGCGAGAAACGTATAGGCGTGATAAATGTAGCCTATGGCATGAGCATCGGTATATTGGTGAGCCGGATTGTTCAGTCTTGCTGCTTTGATTGCAGAAGAGTTTATGTCATAGCCAACATACTGATCAGGATCAAAAGCAGGTGCAAGCCGACCATCGCCGCATCCAAACTCGAAAACAGAACCCTTGATGGCTTTTTGTAGTGCAGGAAAGAGATTTACTTCGGGGAATCGTTCGCCCAGCGGAGTAATGTGCTGCAACTTTTGATTGTCAGCCCAATACTCCGCTGGAGTCACAATTAAGCAGCCTGACCCAGAGTCAACACGCCAGCAGTGTGCTTGACGCTGGTTGCGATCTTAGTCCAGTTGCTGCCAGTGCCAAGCTCTGCATCAGTCGGTGAAGATACAGACTTGCTCCAAGCGTAGCCCTTCAGACCCAGGCCAAAGGTGTAGTCAGCCTGCATGGTAGTCTTGATACGCTGACTGCCGTTGCTGGTTTCTACGTTGGTAACCAAGTCGCCTGCATCGTGAACAACAATGCCGCCCTGTGCCAGTGACAGAATCTTGATGTCATTGGTAGAGGTTGCAGGAGTTTCGCGCAGTGACGGAGCGTCAGTTACAACGATGCGCTTGCCCAAAATCTCGACAACGGTCACTGTTGACGCTTGGAACAGGTCAACTGCGTTGGTCAGGTTCTGACCGATCAGCTTGTGATACATAACGCCGTCCATCACATCGCACACCAGCAACTGGCTGGAATCGCCAAACAGTGCATGTGAATTGTTGATGTCGCTGTAGGTCAGATCACGGCCAGTGCCGATGTCGTTCGTTACAGTTGCGCCGAGGTTCTCCATTGCAGCGATTGCTGATGCGATACCAGCATTGAGCATGTCACGCAGCATTGCTTCTGCCATGTTGCGGGAGATAACTTCAACAGCAATAGTCGGGTTGTCGCCGACCCAACGCAGTTGTGCAGGTTCCCACTCGATTGGACCAAAACCGCCAGCAACCTTTGCAGTCACATGCTCAAGCTGTGCAAGCTGAGTGCTTGATGCGCTGGTGTTGGTGGCGTAGCGATCTACTCGGCGTTGTGCGCTGTGCAGGCTAGAGAACATTGATTTCAGGAAGAAATCGCCGTCAAAGCCTTGCGTAGACAGCTGAATGCCGCCGTTGCTGGCTTGGTTGAATTTCTCGACCATCTGGGCAACAGTTTCAATTGTTGCTTCACGGACGTATTCGTTAAACACTTTCATGTTGGTTAGAGCCATGATAATTACCTCTTAGGTTATGGCGTTAAGTCAGGGTATTTTGCTGCAAAGTATGCTGCTCGTTCTTCAGGCGAGCCATCTACCTTGCCTTTGTTTAAGGCAGCCCCGCCGCCATTACCACCAGTGGCTCCACCACCAGAGTTTGCAGGTGCTTGGACAAAGTGCTTGCCCTCATCGCCTGCTGCCCATTCTTTCACAAAGTCCGAAAGGGCTTTATCACCGATCTTTGCAATTCGTGCGTCACCTTCAACAACGATTTGCACATTCTCTTTCAACATCGCCTGTACTGCTTTCAGGTGTGTTGGGTTTGTAACTCCAGCCTTTGACAGCTCTGCTGTAAGACCGTTTTGTATCAAAAGCTGACGAGTATACTTGGACTCTGATTCTAGCGCATTGGTTGTCGTTTCGTAATTCTTGGTCAATTCTTTGTACTGCTTTTGCAATGCTGCGTTGTCAGTTTGTGCCTTCTCAAGCGCAGACTCTAAACGCTCAACCTCTGCTGGATCAACGGACTTGCCGTTTCGTTCATTTCGCTTCAAATCTGCCAACAATTGCTTGTTGTGATTCTTTAGCCCTTCAGTAGCCGTTGCAACAGCCTCGTCAATCATTGCCTGTATTTCTGGTGTTCTTTCCATCGTTTGACCCCTGGTCATGGCCTCTGGCCTTAGTTGTTTCTCTCTTTAAGCTGTGCGATTGTCAGTGGCCTGCCTCTGCCGTTGACTAAATCGTTCAGCGTTATCTCGCCCTTACGATACATCTCTGCACGACCTTTGCCAAGTATATCATCTTGACGTTCTTGCGTCTGCCGTGATAGCCAGCCCTCAAAAGTCAGTGAAGCCTTGACCTGACCCGTTTCTGACGCTCTTGTTCCACCAGGCTCACCATCAAGCACTACCGGAATCAATAAACACCGGCAGTTAAAGTGCAGCGGATAACTTGGCATCGGCGAATTGTGATCGCCATAAGGCTTGCCAGACTTTTCCCACTCTTTGCCATCTAGTGGCGCACAGACTAAACAGGTGCGCGAATCGAGTGTTGCTACCGCCCTATAACGCAGAACAATATCATCATTGTCCTCCATTACCTTCATTCTGGCATCGTTGGCAATGGTCGCTGTTGATGTCTGCACCAATGCCGCTGCGTTGCTGCGCGACACATCCATCACCTGACGCACACGGTTTATGATCTGTGCGTTAGTCTCAGCCCCTGCAATACCTTGCCTCACCGCTGCTGCAAACTTGAATTGTACATCAGCAGACTGCTTTGCCCAAAATGCACCCTGTGTCGCGCCTTGAATAACAGCATTCGTTGCTATTTTATCCAAGACCGCTGCGGATGGCAAAACAGCGTCTCTTGCGATAGATGACGCGGTTACTTGTGCTGCTACCTTTGCAATCTCATCGGTATCGGATATTGACTGCACTGCGATACGGTCATAATACTTTTCGATCAGAGCCTGTGCTTCTTTCAACTGCTTGTTTGCTCTTGCCCTGCCCCACTCGGTAATCTCGCCTGCGAGTTTGCCAATCAGCTCACGTTCTAACTGGCGCAGAATGCGGATTACGTCCTGACTGACACCTTCAGAAGCCCTGAAGATGTCTAGCTGTAGCGCAACTGCCGCATCAAATTGCTTGTTCATCAATCAATCCGCTGGCTGTTGATCCGTTCCTGCTCGACCTCAAATGTGACGCCCTGAGCAATGATTTCGCCATCTTGCAGGTTATCAAACAGGGTCTGGCTTGAGATTGCGCCTGATTGCCATGAGCCGATAAGCGCAGTCAATTCCTGTGCTGACATTCTGATTGGCATAAAGTCGTTATTCAAGGTATAGGCAACGTCACCAGTCAACCCTGCCCAGCGCAGGAAGGTAGTCAAAGCATTGGTGATGGTGATGTTAATCACTTGAGACATTGCCGCCAGTTGCGATTGCTCGCCTGATTGCCTTGTCTTTTGTGTTTCTGCTGACTCAACAGATGACTTCTGGCTTTCCAGCATTCTTGCGCCAAGCACTGCCATCTGTGATTTCTTATCTTCAAGGTTCTGCCGCAGTGCAGGGAAGTCGCCCGTTGTCTCAACGTAAAAAGCCTTAGCCGTTGGGTCAGGCAAGCAGTTTGCAGATGTTCCACCTAGTGTGATGGGCGGGTCACCATCTTCCATTCTGTGACCAGTGATAAACAAAGTCGGCAAGCCTGAGAAGTGGCAGGCGTGTTCGTAGTCAGATGTGACCATGTAGTGCGCCAGATTCATATCAACTAAGTCTAGCAGTGGTGGTGAGCTTACTGCTGGACTAATAGAATCAACGCCAGCAAAGTAGAAAGGTATTCTCCGCAGTGGCTGGTTGTTCATCAGCGGATATAAATCCTCGCCAATTTGATTATCAGCGTTATCAACTCGCTGGAATAGTCTTTGCCGGTAACCAGCAGGCGTTAAGTCTAGAACCCTGAACACTGTCTGCGTTTCGTGTGAGTATTCGTTTTGAGCCATTGCTGCTTCTTCTTGCAGCACAACAAGGGTCAGCACTTCAGAGCCTGCGATACGGGTTGTACGCCAGTTGATTATTGCCTTTTCAGTGTAATGAGCCATCAGAGGTTGCCCACCCAAAAGCTCTGCGCCAGCGCGAGTAAAGCCACCAGGGTTTTCAATTTGTGGGTAATCAACCAAGATACCGCTGCGACCAGTCTTTAAAACGCGCTCAAATACACCCTGAACAAAGACATTCAGCGGAGTACCGGCGAGATCAACATTATTGATAAAACGCTCTGCCCCTGCTGGCGCAACAATGTTCGCTGGCTTGCGAAAGACCATGCCTTTCAGGCCGGAGATTGTTCGCCATGTGGCGTTAAAGAATGGCGTTCTCTTCAGCCTTGTCTCGTAGTCGTTTTGCTCTTCGCCGCGCAGCCTTGGCAGATAAGCAGTATTCTTTTCATGTATTTTGTACTGGCCTTCTGAGGCATCAATGCACCTATCCCACAAAGGCAGGTTCTTTTCATAGCCTGGGTTTGGCGTAGACACGCCTGAATAGTTCTTGGTGATCATATGCCTGCCATCCTCGCCTGTGATATTGGGCGAACCAGTGGGAACCGCCTGTGCAGGAAGTAGCCCATTGAATCTGTGTAGTCATCAATCGACGGGTGATCGTTATATTTCTCTGGGTCACCCTTCGAGTCATAGCCTTGTGACTCTAGCGCATGGGTCAGCATGGGGCATCTATCAGTGTTGATGCTGATGCGATCATGTGCAAACAAAGCGTTGACAGCATTAATTCTATCACGAATCGCTGGATTTGCATTAGGAGCGTCTACTCGGTAGCCAGCCTGCTCAATTATCTGAATATCAGACTGGCTTGCATTGGTTCTACCAGCCCTTCCCGATGCGTCTGGGTAAACAGTGATAATTCTGCCGCCCTGCTTGTAGCGATCAAGCCTGTTGCATATGTCGCGTGTATCGTGAGCCACAAACTCGTCAACGGCAATGGGTTTATTGTTCTCAATCAGCCAAAGGCTAGCAGAGCAACCGCCGATGTTAAAATCAAGCCCCACATGGATTGTTCTATCGTCAGCAGTTAAAAGCCTTGTTGTGTGGTGCTTTTTCCGATCAAAGAAATGGTAGACCTTGTTCTGGCTCAGACTGACAAACTCACCATTAAGGTACATGTCTGCAAGGATAGGGTCGTAGTTTTTACGAACATCCTCGATGTAGTTGTCAGGAAGGTAAGGGTTTGATGATGTTGCTGCCTTAATTAGCTGGTAGCCTTCCTGTGCTTTCTTAACCCACTTTTGGTAGGTGAAGCCCGATAACCCTTGGTCTGGTGTAGTCACATTGCCCATCGTGTTCTGTTCGCCGCAGTTCTGACGGTTGCGCTCTGCTGCCTTTCGCCAGACATAAGCCGCCTTGTCTTTA